TTCATCTCCCACACGAACTTAAATAAATAAGTAGGGTTGCTTATGGTTGTTGATTCCGTAAGCGTTAAAGCGAAAGTGTTTAAATCTCCTTTGGTAATGTAGATCATACTAACTAATATTGGACGTTTTTCGTAATATGTTTAAATAAAAAAGGGTAACCAATCTGGCTACCCTCTTAAACGTTATGAAAGGAAATTAAGAAATAGGAGTGGTAAGACCTGCAATAATTGAAGAATCTACTTCGTAAGCAAGATTTTCATTTTCCGCCACGAATGTGATAGCGTACTTAGAGCCGTCAGCCTTTGCCTGTCCAGAACCTTCAGCAACTGCCGTTAGTTGTGCGTTTGGAAAATACCAATACTTCCCGTTAGCGTCACCAACAACCAAAGCTAAATCACGCTGTCCTTCACCAAGGATTTTAATAGCCTTAGACTTTGCGGCCTCTCTGCGGTGGAACATCAGGTTGATAGTCTGCGTGTAGAAAGTAGAACCATTAACAAGGTCTATCGCTGCCTCTTCTGTAAAACTTCCTGTATTACGTCTGAACTCAAAAGCTACGAACTCATCGACAAGCGTACCGAAAGAAGTCACCTCCCAGTTTGCCAAGTCAATAGTCAGAGTACCCAAGTTATCCATATCATTGATAAGGATAGAAGTGATTCCCCCGATGTTGTTGTCGCATCCTTTTGTAATTGTTGCTAATGTAGTACAAGCCATCTGTTAGAATTTAAATTAGGGCAGAGCCGAAACCCTGCCCGTTTGAGTTAATTAATTAGGATGCAACGCAAGACCCCCAGAATACAATCTGCGTAGGGTTGGTAATGTAGAAACCAACTTTGAAGTCAGCTCTAGCACCAATCTTACGGTCAAGTGTAGTCTTAGAGAAGTCAACGATTTGCAGTGAATCAATATCGTTTTCAGCATCCAAAGCGTAAACGAAATTGTTAGCGTCTGACAACAAGATAGTGTTAGACGGAAGACCGTACTCTACTACGATTGGAATGTCCAAGAACGTAAGGTTAAGCGCAGCAGTAGTGTAGTTGATAGTGTTCGCTGAAGCTGTAGCAATACGATATGCAGCCGCTACGTTAGGAGATACTTTGAACTGCATTCCTGAAGCGTTCGTAAGCATTTCGTCCGTAGCTAGTCCAAGAACATCACCAAGGTCACCAACAACAGTAGATGCTGTTACAGAACCACCCGCAGCACGGATAACACCTTCAAGACCGCAAAGTCTTTTCAACCACCCGTCACACTTAGAAAGGATAGGGTCTTCTGAAAGTGTGTCACCTTGCCACATGATCTTAGCAAGTTCTTCGTGAGCCTTAGAAGACATTTGCTCCCAGAAGTAAGTCATAAAAGATGCTACTGTGAAATCACCGTTAGACCCTCTTGACATTTGGTCAGCCAACCAAGACTGCTCTAACTGGTACTGACATACAGAAGCCTGAACAGAAAGCGGACAAACGTCGATTTCGATAGCTGAAACCGTCGCATCTGTTGGAAGGAAGTCGCAGTCAGCCTCCTGAATAAGTTGGTCGAAGATTACGTTAGCAATCTTAGTTTTGTTTTTTACTGATGGAAGAACACGGAAGTTTCCTGCTGCGCTTTCCATACCGTAAAGACGTGCGTAGAACTCTACGGGGTTTGCCTGAAGTAGCGCAGAACTGTCTACAGTCAAGTCAAATTTGTACTTTTTAGCCATTGTTTTTTAGAAAATTATATACGTTATTAAACTTTTGATGAGCCGACAATTCAACTTCGACTTCTTCGGTTGGCCCAACCTCTTCCGATTCAGTCATTTCATTTTTAAGGTCTGCGATTACTTGCAATACTTCAGCAATCTTTTCTTCCAAAACAGGCATAACAACAGCAAGAATTGCTTCAGCATCCGCAGCAGGGTCAACCGCAGCCTCAACCTCTACTGCCTCTTCAGCCAATACGACCTCTTCAGTAGACATTTCTTCCTCTTTAACTTCTGTTTCTTCGGAAGCCATTTCTGTTTCCGCTTCCATCGCAACCTCCTGCTCCTTTACTTCGATAATCTCTCCGTCTTTTACGACATAGATTTTACCTTCGATCAGGTGTTCACCGTCTGGTAGTTGCATATTTGATTGTATTTGATTACTTAGTTTAAGACCTAAAAAGCCTTCGATACTAAACCCTACTTGACCGCTTTCGACTAACTTATTATAGTAGTCTGTGTCCGTGATTTGGGCAGTTACCATAAGCGTCCCTTTTGGAACATCAATACCGAAAGTATTTTTAGACTTATCCCCTTCAGGATTTGCCACGAGCCAAGCCTCAAGAATGTAAGCGGGAACAGTTACGTTACCGTCGTGTTCAAGGTTAAACAAGTTTTGGTTGTTTAGTTTGAACATGAAGTCCTTGAAAATATTATCTATTTCCTGTTCCGTGAACTCCACGTAATACTCGCCCATCTCATCGTCCCTTCTGTAGATTTCCATAGGGATCATTGCGGGTGCAGTAATGCGATATTTTTTTTCGTCGGCAAAGTGCATCTTTGTTTCAGAAGTAAACGCAACGCCTTTAACCAACACGGCAGGGTTAGCCGTGAATGCAATTTGGTCAATACCTAACGGTTCTTGTCCGTCATTGTATTCCTCGTCTATTGTAATTTTGTAGGTTGGCAAATCCTCCATTACTTAAGATTGGATAAATAAGAAATTTTGTTTAATTTTTAAACAACTTTTTCTATCTTTGACGAAAATCTAATCAGTATGGTAAACATTAAAGGACACGAAATCCCAAACCTTGCAAATGAACTGACCGTTGAACAGTTCGATTATCTTAACTCACTATCCCGTAACAATCAATTAGACAACATTGACAAATGGGTAAACAAATTTGTTTACTTAGGAGTGCCTGAAGAGGTGTTTGAAGATATGTATTTGGATGAACTAAAAGAGTATATCCGTCTTTTCAATGATTCGGAGTTGACTTTAGAAAAGGTAACCGAAATACAAGTAGACGGTTATACTTATGTAGCACCTGAACGAATCGGAGTTAAGGACTTGGGGCTAATTGAAAAGGCTTGGAAACTAAATATAGACACTTTCGGCTCTGAGGCTATGGCTATTTTGTTTAAGCGTAGTGATCTAACAAAAAAAGAACACTATACCAACGCACACTTGAAACATAAACAGAAAATCTTCAAAGGACTTAAATCTAATATTGCCGTGCCTTACGTTTATGAGATACTTAAAGAACTAAACAATACAGCCGAAAAACTAAACAATGAATCTAAATCTACCGAAGAACTGGACGGAAGTAACGGTTGAGCAATTCGTTGAACTTAGGAGTTTAAAAGAGGAGGACTTCGGTTCTCTTTTTTTATACAACTTAGAAGTCATTGCCATTCTTTCCGATACGGATGCTGACGAATTAGAAGACCTTACAGCCGACGAACTTAACGAGTATGTAACTCAGATTAAGTGGATAGGGCGTGAGCCTAACGGACGAATAAAAGTTGACGGGTTAATTAAGAAGGAACTTAATCAATTAACGCTTGGTGAGTTTATAGACCTTGAAACATTCTTTGCTGACAACTATGTAACTAATCTAACTAAAATCTGCGGTGTATTGTTTAGGAGGTTTAAAGAAGATGAGTTTGGAAACCGTGTTTTAGAGCCTTACAGGTTTAACCCAACAGAACGCGAACACCTATTTACTGAATTGCCCATTACCAACGTTTACGGGATAGTCCCTGAATATCTGAAGTTTCGCGATGAGTTCATGAAAGCCTACGAGAATCTATTTAACCCAGAAATAGAAGAGGATGGCGAAATGGACGAGGAAGACAGGAAAGCTGAACAGGAAGAACAGCGTTTAAATAAGTGGTCGTGGGAGCGTTTAATTTACGACTTGTGTCAAGGTGATTTAACAAAGGCAGACCAAGTTACCGATCTGCCTTTAATAATGGTTTTTAATTTTCTAAGTATGCGGTACGAACTTAAACTTTAAAAATCAAATGTTCCATTCCAACGTCCGTCTGGGTCACCGTAAAGGTTGTATTTAATGTTTACCTTTAGTTTGCTTACAGAGATTCTACCCACATCCAAAAGCGGATAATTAGCCACCATCCAATTAACATAAGCATCAACACATTCTTGTTGAAACTGAAGTCCAAGCGGTGAGGCTAAAGCGTCACGTGTAATATCAAAAGGTTCAATAACACCGCCATTCCAAAGGTCTGCGCCTTTATCCAAAAACATATAATAGTAAATAGCGTTTACCGTAACATAAAGTTGGTTAAGGTCGCCTGTTGTTGACGAAACACGGACGGAATCTTTTAAGGCGTAAGTATCTACTAATCCTTTTTGCTGAATCTGTTGCTGTATTGCCCGTTGCAACTTAACACGGGTTGCATATTTTACTTTAAACTCTTTTG